TCTGGTTAGAGCCGTCCTGCAAAATCCCGATGTATCCGGCCATTCTTGTTCCTTATTGAGCGGGCAAAGAAAAACCCGCACTCGGCGGGTTCGGGGGTTGTTGCATCTGTTGCGATGGGTCAGGCGGTGGACTACCTTCTGGCGAGCCGGTCTGCATCATCTGCATGACGACTTGCGTAGCCACATGCGCAACGACTTGCGGATCAAGCGGCTGACCGAGTGCTTGCAGGCGCTTCGTCTCGGCGTCATACGCCTTGATGTTCGTGTCCTGCTGCTCCTTGCCCTGCTGCGCCTGCTGAAGCTGCTGCGTCAAGTGCTCGATCATCTGGCCCATGTGCTGCATCTTCTGCGTGGCGTCCTGCATCTCAGGCGACGGACCTTCGCCCAAGATCGCAGGCGGGATCGTGCGGTGCAGACGCTCGGCAACCTCGTCAGCCATCGGGAAGTCAGCGGCCTTGAACAGCAGGTCGCCGGCAACCTTCATCAACTCCTGGTCCTGGCTCATGATCTGCGTCAGCGCGTTGAATGCTTCCTGTCTGCGCGTCTCGTAGTTCGGGCCAACCTCGACGGTCACGTCATAGCGGCCGATGCCTGGGTTGTAGATCAGTTGCACGTCCTTCAGATGGTCGCGCTGGTCCTGCGGCGGCGCCGGCTGTCCATCAGGCGTTGAAACCGGATGCGGCTGGCTCGGATCGAACTGCGCGAATGTCTCTGTACCGTCCTCGCCCAAGATCCGCACGACTCGCGCCGTGTCGTAAATCTTCGGGATAAGGTCGATCAGCACGCGGCCGGTATAGCGGATCGAGCGAGCAACGTTGTCGATGAAGTGATACGTCGCGCGATCGCCTTGACGCTGCCGAGCCTGAATCGCAACGCCGGCTTGAGCGTTCGATTGCTGCCCGAACTGCTCTTGATACTGGCCGGACGCCATCATTAGCTCTTGCTGCGCGGTCTGCATGCCTTGCAGATACGCAGAAGCGCCTACAGGCGGCTGCTCGCGCTGCGGACGCTCGATCTGCTGCCCGTCATCGCGCAGGCCGTTGTAAGGCAGATACGGAAGGTTGTCTTTGTTTGCGTTAGCCCACTCGGATTCGAAGCCCTCGAACGCCTCAATCGGGCCGACGAATGGCGTCTTCGTCTGAAGCGCGATGTACTCGACTTGAGCCGACGACATGTAGTTGTACATGCGCTGCGCATCTTTCATGCTGCGCGTGTGGCCCTTGCGCTCGACCTTGCCATCGATGACGATCTCTTCGCCGATCACGCGCACAATCGGGATATACCGACCGGGCCACGGCTTTTCGTCGATGATCGTGTCGCCGGCGAGCAGATACCAGGTCATCTGCGGCGTGCTGACCGTGCGACGCTGGATTGAAGCGTCGCCCTCAACCCTCTTCTGCTCATCGGGCGGCAGATCGGACAGCATGACCGCGCCAAGCTCTGGATGCGCAACAAGCGTGTCGCTCTTGCTCGTCTTGCGGAAGTACTCGCAGACGCGGATCTTGTCTTTGCCGATCCAATCGCCCTTCGACGAGTCATCACCGAATTGCACATCGGCAGCCTTCTCGCCAGGATACGTCGCCTCGAATTCAGCCTTCGTCATCTGCTCGAACACGAAGCCGTACTTCGCGTCTGAGCCGTCCGCGGATTCGATATCCGGATCAAGATAGACCGTTAGCGGGTTCTTGACGCGGCGGAGGAAGATTTCCTGATCGAAAGAGCCGTCATGCGCGTACTCTGTGACAACGCGCCAGTAACCAATGCCACCCTGTACCGCGAACTCAGTCGCCGTGTCATACACAATCTCGGCGTGGCTGTTGTATTCGATGTGACGAATAATGCCGTCAAGAATCTTCGCGATTTCAATGTCCGCGTCGCCGTCGACCGGGAGCGTCTTGACCGACGGCTTGTTCTGCTTCGCATCGTTGATGATCTGGAGATTGTGCTGACGTGTCTTGTTGATCGTCAGACATGGCCGCTGATCGCCTTCGCGTGCATTGCGGATCTGATCGGGCCATTGCCAGCCGTTGTCGGCGTCGCCATTGGCAAACTTCAGGTCTTCGACGAAGCGCTTGCGGAAATCGCTTTCCGCTTCCTCGCATCGCGCGAAACGCTCTTTCGCCTCGGCGACAATCTTCGCTTTGGGGTCTTCTTTCGGCTTCCTAGCCATATTAATCCTGTTGACTGTCGTTCCTGCCAGTGGCAATCTGACGATCTAACTAAGAGGCATCTAATGGACGCAAAAACACTTCCGCTGCCTGATGGCGGCAGCTTTCACGCCCAATACATAGACGACATGCGCGAGATTGGGGACTACCATATCGAGCGCGACGAATGGGTCGGCTCGTGGCATACCGTCATTAACGGTAAGCAATACTTTGCGACGCACCGGGAACCAGTCGCATACGGAACACTGGAAGACTTCCTTGCCCGAACACGCGGCGCCGCTCATGACGCCCTATTGGCAATAGAGAACTCCTAGCCCATCCAGCCGCCGTTACCAACAACGGTGCGGCGGACTACAGGTTTAGAGGGTTTCGGAGCCTTGCCAGCGCGTCGTGCGCCCTCACAGGCGTACCGCAGCGCGTCGATGACGTGGTTATCCTTGTCTTCGAGAATCGGCAGGATGGCGCCCGTCAACGGGTCTTCCTTGTACTTGTAGAGCGAGAGTTCATCGATCAGATGCTTGCAGCGCGGATGAACAATGATGTCGAACGACTTCAGGAATTCAACGCCCTCTTCCAGCGACTTCGCGCCCTTGATTGCCGGCCGAATCTTCGGAAAGCCGTTCTTCTGCATGTGGCTGATCGTTTCCGGCCGCGCAGAGTCAGCCGTGATCGGCCACTTCTCAGCGTCGGGAACGCTCATGAACAGTTCCGGCAAGTTCACGATCTCGCAGCCGACCATGTACGCTTCATAATCCACGTACAGAAGGTTGCCTTCGATATCGCATCGAATCAGCACGGACGGATCGACCGAGAATCCCCAGTCCGCACCCAATCGATGAATGGTGCCCGCCGGCCGTTCGAATTCCTCGATGCGCCAGTTCTTGAATACTCGCGCCTCGCTGTTCTGCTGGTACTTGCCAAGCCAGATATGCGCGTACTTGTCCGGGTCGCGGCGCTTGTCGTACTCCATTTCAATGCGCAGCTCATCAGGGAGCCACGGATTGTCCATGTAGTTCGCCTCGACGATGACCGAGCCAGGCGGCGGCTCAGCGCAACGAAGTAAGGCGTCGACCGGATCTGTTGCCGCGCTCGGATTCCACGAGAACCAGAGTTCCGATCCCGGCTTACGAATAGTCGGGCGCAACAGATCGAGCGAGCGTTGACTAAGCGACTGCGCTTCCTCGACCCACGCGATATCGAAGCCTTCCAGCGACTTGATCGTCTCCGCGGTATGGTTCTGCATACCCTGGAACATAATCAGCCCGCCGTGCGTCGACTTGATCTGTGCGTCCTGCACATCGAAGTAAGCGCCAGCGTTCAACGCCTCGATCTTGCCTTCGAGCAGTTTCTTAACCGATTGCTTGAGCGACTTCTGCACCTCACGAACACATACAGCGTCCGTCTTTTCCATCACCGAGCGCTCGATCAGCATTTCACCGAAGAAATGCGACTTGCCCGAGCCGCGGCCGCCGTGACCGCCCTTGTAGCGCGCAGGCTCAAGTAGCGGGACGAACACCCGCGGTGTTTGAATTTGGAGTATCGACAATTACGCGCTCGATCTTGGTAATGGCGATCGGGTCGCCGTCCTTGCCGGACATTTCAACCGCCTGCGTGGACTTGCCATATCCGCGGTCAAGCAGCTCTTTTGCCGCCGCGATGCGGGCCGAATCGTTCTCGCTCGTCGTCAAGATCGTGGCCAGCATTGCGATTGCCGTCTCCGTGTGGTTCTGTGCGAGCGCACGGATATCGGCCGTGATCTTGTTCGGCGTTCCTCTGACTCGGCCGCCGGTTTTCACACCTTTAGCCATGTGTCTATTTCCGTCTAAATCTATCTACTTTTGAGGGATGCCGGTGCTTTCCCGGCTGTCAGCACGCATCTACTGCACGGCGTGCCTGCGACATTCCCGCGTGTTAGGTGCGCGCTCACCGGCCCGTATGTGTTGCCGGGTTCCTGCCCTGACCAGGAGCGCGCGAAAGGGTTACCTGAATACGCTTCGGATAAAGCCGAACGCCAGAGCCGCGATCCAGAACCACAGAAATGCGCTGATTGCCGCGCCAATTAGCACGAATGGCCCAACGGCAAAGATCGTCAAAAAGGTTCCCATGTCTGCTCCAGTCGGTTGAGAAGATGCCGCAAGCGCGCGGGGATCGGTCTATGTGAGTGCGGCGCGCACTTCTGCATCACGGTAGTCATATCCGCGCATGATCGCATTGGCAAACCATGCCACCATGAGCGCCTCGTCGATGCGCACATTGCCGTCAATGACGATCTTCATGAACGCCTTCGCCCAATCGACAGCATCGAACGACTGCGAAAAGTCCTTTTCCTTCATGCGCGCTCCAATAGTTGAGAAGATGCCGCACCCGGCGCGCCCTAGAGTTCCCTTGCGGGCGGAGACAGGGACGCTTCCAACACCTGTGCGGCTGACACTGTTTGCCCACCTGTGCCTGGGGTGATGAATTAGTGCGCCACGCTTGCGCGAGCAATGATCTGTATCGCCGTCTCGATCAGCCCGGCGTATTCGTCCTCGTCGTATTGCATCGCGCGTTGCGACAGCATGGCGAAAGCGTCGTCTCCTACCTCTACGACGCCATCGTTAATCAGATGGCCGATCACAATTGCGAACGCATCAGCAACCGTGTCTAGGTCTTCGTGCGGCGCAAGTGTTCTCATGCCATCCTCTGTCCACGGAAGTACGCCTTGCCGTCATCCCGCACCGAGCAGAACTCTGGATGCAGCAACTCGCCATCACGCCACGTCAGCAGCGCAAAGCCGCTCTGCCAGTTCGCATTGCGGCCGGTCAGGTAATGAAATTCGTCTTGGCTTGGGTCGGCGAGCATGCCGGTTTCGATTCCGTAGCGTAGACGCCCAAAACCTCGAAATTGAACGGCTTGAAGACGGTGTGTGTGTCCGGTAATGACGTGGTATCCGGCACCCTTGACGACGTTGTTATAGGCTGCGTGCATCCCGTTTGCGACGGAATGGATGATGACTGTGTCGTCATTGACGTCGATCCTGTATGAGTCTTTCCACGCCGGCAGATGGTCAGCGAGCGCGAACCCTGCGATGCCTTCGTATTCCGGCGCAGAGTGAGCCAGGCGGCTGTCGAATCTCACGTCATGGTTTCCGATCGTGCGCAGCAGCTTCATACCGCGCGCAGCGGCCTCGATCTCGCCTAAGCGGTCCTGCACCACCTCTAGCTCGTCCTTGACGCTGCACGTCTTTTGCCAGCCAATACGGGCGTGTTTCGAGATACGTGCGCCGTCGAGCAGGTCGCCGTTCAGGATCACGGCCTTGATATCGCTCGCGTGCTCCGCGATCACATTGCAGAACGCCTTGTGCGCGGTCGTGACCAGCTTCGGCGAGTAGTGAGCGTCAGAGCCGACGACGATCGATCCGTTGCGAATCGCAAGCCGGTTCGTCAGCTTCTTTTCCGTCAGTGTCAGCACCACGTCTTGATGCTTCGCCGCCTTCATGCGATCGCGAAACGTCGTCTCTGCGATGCCGCTTGCCCGAGCTGCAGCCTTGATGCTGCCGTGCGTCTCAATGGCCTTCTGGTAATCGATCAAGCAGCCTCCAATGACTGAGCGCCAGCAATGCGATTCGTCGCGATGGCGAAGTAGCCCGGATCGCGCTCGATGCCGATGAACTTGCGGCCGGTGCGAGCTGCGGCAACGCCGGTAGTGCCCGATCCCATGCAGTTATCGAGCACCGTGTCGCCTTCGTTCGTGTACGTGCGAATCAGGTATTCGAACAGCGCGACCGGCTTCTGCGTGGGATGGACCTTGTTCTTGTCGCGAGGGAAGTCCAGCACGGTTAGCGGGTAACGCTCGCCGCTGCTTTCCGTCACGGCGCCAGATTGCGCACCGTAGTTCGCGCTTTTGGTCTTGCCTTGTGCGCACTTATACGGCTTGAACCCCGTTCGCATCTGAGGGTTGTACGTCGGCGACTCGCGATAGAAAACGAGCACGTTTTCATGGTCTTTCAGTGGCGCGCGCTTGGCGTTGAGAAACCCTGTCCCCGCCTCTTTGCGCCATATCCACTCGTACCGGAGCGCGGCGACGTTCGATGCGCCGAGCACCTTGTCGAAAGGCGCCTGCGCCGTCAGCACCACAGCAGCATTCGGCTTCGCGATCCGGTTGTAATGCGACCACAACTGCTCTAGCGGAATGACCGAATCCCACTTGTTACGGGTCGTGCCGTAGGGCAAATCGCACAAGATCAGATCAACCGACTTGTCGGCAATCGTCTGCATGACCTCCAGGCAATCGCCAAGTCGTAAGTCAACCATCAAGCATCGCCCCCGATACGTTTTAGTGCCGCCTCGCGATCAGCCTTCATCGCTCCAGCAATCAGTCGATGCTTCTCGCTCTCTACGCTGCCCAGTAACGCCCCGTGCGCGCTCTCTTGATCCAGGCACAGCGCCATTTCTTCGGCGTCCTCCGCGAAGTCCATTGCGAGCATCGCAACAGCCAGCACGCCAAGCGCAGACAGCAGCAACACAAGCGCGACAACGACAAGCGATACGAGAGACATGGCGGCTCCTATAAGTCTGCGAATGTATTAAATGTGGGCGAGCGAACGCGCAAAGCATCCACGGCGTCGACAGTTTGCAAACAAAACTTGATGTTCTAATACTTGCGACGTATTATATCTGAACGCAAACGCGGAGACCAACCATGAGCAACTATGAAAATTACGTCCTGAAGCAAGCAGCCGAGACGATCGACAAGCTGCGCGAGCTGGCGCAGTCCGGTCACATCACCATCGAGAGCGCATGCGCAATCGGCGAAGCGCGCGCCATGCTGAAGATCCTCTCTAACGCACTGGAGGCGCGCAGTGAACGCGCGGTTTAAGTGCAGCCACGATTTCTGGCTCGATCAGGAGGCAGACGCCTACTACAACGAGACAGATGGCGAGGATGACGAAGAACCGGAGGAAGATCCGGATGATGA